ATCGAGAAGGGGTATGACGTAGAGATAGATTTGTGGGCAGGTGATGGTCTGTGGTTAGGACATGACGGGCCCGAGTATCCTATAACCAAGGAGTGGTTGACATTTCGCCAACGCAATTTGTGGGTTCATTGTAAAAACATCGAGGCGGTGATGTTTTTACGTGAACGTGCGCCACACATACATTGGTTCTGGCATCAAGAGGATGACTACACGTTGACATCACATGGTTGGGTTTGGGCATACCCGAACAAACCGGTACCCGAATCATCGTCTCGTTCAGTCTGTGTTATGCCTGAGATATATAACTCCGACGTGAGTAACTTCCAAGCAGTATGTACAGATTATCCGGAGAGATACAAATGATTAAACTGGTTCTATTCGATCTCGATGGAGTTTTGGTTGACGCAAAGAACATTCACTACGTTGCGTTAAATGAGGCTCTTGGTAAGGAGTATGCAATCTCACCCGAAGATCATCGCAACATATATGATGGTCGCAAGACAAACGAAAAATTAAATATGTTGACGGATCGTAAGGGTTTGCCTGTTGATCGTCATAAAGAAATATTTGACAAGAAACAAGCACGTACAGTGGAACTCATGCATGAGTTGCCCCTCAACACAAATGCACTAGAGTTGTTTCAGGAACTAGAAACTCGTGGATACATGGTCGGAGTCTGTTCAAACAGTATACGACGAACGGTATTAACTGCGTTATCAAAGTCTGGTCTTATCGAATACTGTTCGGTGATTCTATCGAACGAGGATGTCAAGAACTCTAAACCACATCCAGAAATTTATTGGAAGGCAATGTCGATGATGGGGTGTCTACCCGACGAAACTATTATCGTAGAAGACTCACCCCCAGGCTTACTCGCGGCAGAACGTTCACGGGCATCCTATATACGTGTAGAAAGTCCGAATGAAGTGACCAAAGAAAATATTATACCTAAATTGGAGACAACAAAGATAATGAACAAGTGGAAAGATGATAAACTGAATGTACTGATTCCTATGGCGGGTGCAGGATCACGATTCGCACAAGCAGGATACACATTTCCCAAACCATTGATCGATGTGAATGGTAAACCCATGATTCAAGTTGTGGTCGAGAACATTGGACTCGACGCCAACTTTATCTTCGTGGTGCAGAAAGAACACCGTGAACGATTCAAATTAGACAACATGTTGCCTCTGATTGCACCCAACTGCAAGATTGTTGAGGTCGACGGAATCACTGAGGGTGCAGCATGTACTGCGTTACTCGCGAAAGAGTTTATCGATACCGATGCACCATTGTTCTTTGCAAACTCTGACCAATACGTCGAGTGGGAACCTGTACAGTTCATGTATGATATGCAGGAGACGCAGGCGGATGGTGGTATCGTGACATTCAAGGCAACCCACCCCAAGTGGTCGTTTGCGAAGATCGACGACAATGGATTGGTGACTGAAGTCGCAGAGAAGAATCCTATCAGCGACAATGCGACTGTGGGTTACTACTACTGGAAACACGGATCAGACTTTGTGAAGTACGCAGAACAGATGATTGAAAAAGACATTAGAGTCAACAACGAGTTCTATGTGTGTCCAGTGTTCAACGAAGCAATCGAAGATGGTATGGAGATTCGTACTCACACCGCGAAGGCAATGTGGGGACTAGGTACACCCGAAGATCTCGACTACTTCCTCAAGGAGTATGTCTAATGGGAACTGCTCAATTTGAAGGTGGATACATTCCGTGGAGAGAGTCAAGGATAAAAAAGATCGTCTCTGTCATGGGCGAAGACTTTTTCGAAGGTGCGAAGGGTCTGGAACTTGGTTGTGGTTATGGTCACACTGGTAGAGAACTCATTGATCGCTTTGGTTGCAAAATGACTTTTACTGACGCTAGAAAAACCCATCCGTCTGGGTTTGCTAAAGTAAATCCAGATCAAGAGTTGTTGATGATTGATCAAGACCAACCTTGGGATTTGGGTGAAGAGTTTGATTTTGTGATTCACTGGGGTGTGTTGTATCACTTAGATAATTGGGTGCAAGACTTAGAAAATACGTTGAGACACTCTAAAGTAGTGTTTCTTGAGACTGAGGTTTGTGACAGTCTTGATCCAGACTTTGAAATAAAGATAAGAGAACAAGCTGGCGCCAATGATCAAGCAGTCAATGGGGTTGGAACAAAACAGTCACCGGCGTTTGTTGAAAAAATTCTGGATCAAAATAATTGTAATTGGACAAGATATGATGACGCTGATCTAAACGCAAGTCGCTCAGGAAGACCCAACATCGGGCATCGATATGACTGGAAACCGGTCAACGACAAACGATGGGAACATGGACTACGTAGATTTTGGATAATCGATAACCGATGAAGATTGCCTTTTGTTTGTATGGTGGAGTTGGTCAGACTTCCACACGTTCTAAGAACTTTGATTCTGAATACATTGATCCGGAAATATGTTATAATCAGTATCGTCATTTTGGTCTTTTGACAGAGGATTGTGATGTATATCTCCATACATGGGACAGTCCATACAATCAAAAGGTAGTAGATTTATATCAACCCAAGAAACACCTGATAGAAACTACTCCTAAGTTATCTGTGACTGATCGTTATTATGGCACACACTGCCGTTTTTATTCTCAAAAGAAAGTAATAGATCTGATATCCGAAGACTACGACATGGTCTTTCTGACACGATTTGATCTGGCATGGCACGTTCCACTTGATATCTCTTCATATGACCCCGACTATTTTTATCTTCAACATAGTAATTGGTTGGATAAGAATATGGGTAAAGAGAAGGCAGACAATTGGAATCGATATCACGCTTGTGATTGGTGGTTTATGTCGAATTTAGAAACCATGAAAAAATTCGTAGAGAACTACTTATACATAAACACACATTTACAGTCAATTCAATTCACTCCATCTGAGTGGTTGAAAAATGGTAATCAACATTTAAAATCTCCGCAACATTATGTCGCTCGAAGATTTCTAGATAAAGTGAACATCCCGTTACGATACATTCTAAATCGAGATGAAGACCATACATTGATTCGAAATGTACTGATAGGTGAAGATCCTCAAACAAAGAAAAACATCTGGGTTAAACGGGATGGGATTTATCATCTAAACTATACGGTAGTGAATAAGGTTTATCGAAGATTATGAAAGTTGCAGTTTGTTATTCGGGTCTTTATCGTCATTTTGATGGGTGGCGTGAAAACCACGCGGCAATAACTAAACACGCAGATAGGATTTTATATACAACGTGGGAAGGTCAACCAAAACCGCAGAATGTGTGGGACACTGTTACCTTTCCGGAACCAAAAATAACCTACAATTGTTATCGAACTAATGAACTCAAAAGGGTTCACCCTCGTGCGTACACAAATCATTATAACAACAATGCATGGCCTTGGATGACTAAACAGGTGATCGCACATCAACTCGCATGTGACTATCTGGATGATTCTTATGACATCATTATTCGTATGCGTTATGATACGACTGTTGGCCAGAATCATGATTGGAAAGCATTCATTGAAGAATCTTATGAGAACGATCGAGTGATCAGTTTTGGTAGTTGGGGTGGTTCTATGGATCGTGACAAAGAACTCTGCAATAAAATGGAATTAGCTGCGCCTGACAATGCTAAAATGGTTCGGTCAATGGTAGACTTCTGCAACATTCATCCCAAGTATAAAATGAAACGTAAACACGCGATTCAGTTAAATCGACAAGAAAAACTGTTCCCCGCGAATCTGGGGTTCTATCAAGTTTTATGTGATCCATGGCCCAATCCTGAAGATCGAAAGAACTATGGGGGTGGTGTGAGTTTGACCCGATATTTACAACCCGTATTAAAACACAATCCTGGCGGTATCTAATGAAAGTAGCAATTTGTATCTCTGGTATTCCCAGAGGCGATGTAAAAAGAAATGTGGAGATTGCACAGAACCATTTTGGTGGAGATGTATTTTATTCTACATGGCACAATCAAGAATCTGCAATACGACAGATCACCAACAAGTATTTCTTGCATAGTGAACCTAAGATTAAGTATCACCCTCTTGCAGATGTACCAGAACTTATCATGCCTCCGGTACACAAAACGTGGCATTTGAGAGAACGTTGTCGTAATCCAAAGAATGGTGCAGATGTTCAATTACGTGAAAAAATACAACACCAGTCGAAACAGATCTTCGCTCATGATTATCTGTTAAAAGAAATACCAAAAGATTATGACATGATTGTTCGTATGCGATATGACACACGTCTGTCTACAAAGGCAGATCTCAGACCATTCCTTGAACGTAGTTACGACGAAAAGATTGCCATCGGGTTTGGTACAAGAACGTCACGTCACAAGAGTCTTGATGAACTTGCGATGGTTCCAAAAAAGTGGCCTAAGAGATACGAACCCACACCAAATGTAAGTAACGATTGGGGTGGTTATGTGATGGATCCTCTGATCTTACATCCTCGCGAGTTATGGGAGAGTACACGATTGTATACTCTGCACGGTAATCAAAGTTTACTCTCTTCGGAAAGAGGATTCTATCAGATGTTGTCACAACCTTATGGTGATACGCATGAGTGTTATTACGGTGGCGCACAGATAGAAAAGTATCTCAAGGAAACACGTTATGCCTGATTGGAAAGTTTATCAGTATGAGTCTTATGATGAGTATGTCAAAGCGCAGACCCATGCGAACTATAAAAAAGAAAAACTGGTTTGGGTTGAAAAAAAGGCAATAGAAAAGATATATCAGTATCTACCCGAAGCACACTACATTCTATGTCATGGCACTCGCAATGGAAAAGAGATAGAATTATTCAAGTGGTTCTATGAGAGATGCGTCATCACCGGTACTGAGATATCGGACACCGCAACGAAATATCGTCACACGGTTCAGTGGGACTTTCATCATGTGAACCCCGAATGGGAAGGTCAGATGGATATCGTCTACAGCAATTCATTTGACCACTCATATGATCCAGTCAAGTGTCTGGAGACATGGAGAGATCAACTAAGCGAAAACGGTAGATTGGTGATAGAATTTCAGTCACAACTTATGAAATATACTGACCCATTAGAAATGTCACGGGATGCGTTTGAAGATTTATATTCACAACTTGGATTAGAACTTGATCGTAAGACAGACGGCAGTCATGACATCAACGATCAAAACCTATATTTTTTGAAAAAAGTATGAAAGCATACATTCATTACATTCGAAATCACACTCCCTCAGTATTACAGGCAGAACAGTGTCTAAAATCTTTTGAGTGGCATAGTGGTTGGGAACCTGAGTTGATTGCGGGGTACACGCCCCGAACATTACCGGAACATCCCCCTATCAAAGAGGGTAGTCGTCTGAATAATTTTGCCAAAGAGAATCAGAATCGTTATAAGACTAAACTCAGTTGTGCAATGAACCATGTTCGGTTCTGGGAACGAGTGGTTGAACTGGATGAACCGTGTGCGTTTATTGAACACGATGCACTCTGTGTTGGTGGTTGGAAAAATCACGACTTTGATGAGTATCTGATTCTCAATGCAGATCACGTCTTTCAACCGCCAAACAAACTGGCAATCAATCAGTATCGTGGATACAAATGGACTAAGACAAAGGCTCCCGCAGGCTTGCCAGAAGACTACCCGTTAGTGTATTATAGAGAGAATAATTGGAAGGGTAGTAAGATGGCTCCAGGCACCGGAGCGTATGCGATTACTCCCAAGGGTGCAAAGAAAATGTTAGAAGTGGTGAAGATAGGAATCGACCAGTCCGATTTTATGTTGAATACTCACAACATAAACATGGAATATATAACTCTGTTCAAATTCAATTCAAAAAACTTAAGCACATCATACGGAATCTAAAATGAAATCCTTTGTCATAACATTGACCGAAAAGAAAGAGTCAACTGACGCCACAGAGATTGCAATACAGTCCAGTACTGCTGTCGGAAATAATTTTGGTATCGAAATATTTGACGCAGTGACACCAGAACGTGCAGATCAAGAGATGGAGTTGTACGGATTGAAATGGAATTGGCCTTGGCAATGGCCGGAAAGGGACATACAATCTGGTCTGATGAAAACACCCTATCTAACCGCATACCCTAAGAAAAGAATTGCCTGTTTTCTATCGCATTATCGATTGTGGAAACACTGTGTAGAACAAGATGAAGATCTTCTCATTCTTGAACATGATGCGTATTTCAAATCGAAAGTACCATTGCAGATTCTAGAAGAGAGTAAGTACTCTGTTATTGGACTCAATGATCCACGCAAGGCAACACGAAAATCTGAAATGTATCATGAAGAAGTCCAGAAACATACGGGGCCTATAACACCCTGTCCAAAGATTGACATGGATGACATTGCACAGGGTCTTGCAGGAAACTCCGCATACTACATTAAACCCAAGGGCGCAATGAAATTAGTTTCATTAGTTGCTGAGTTTGGTGCATGGCCTAACGATGCGATTATGTGTCGACAGATGATGCCAGGCCAATTGGGACAACTTCGCAAGTATTGCACCACAGTTCAACATATGGTATCGTCGACGAAGACATGAAAATTGCCGTGTGTTCGGGTGGTCAGTTACGTATGACTGACGACGTTTTGTTATTGACAGACAAACTATTAAAGGATGCTTTTCCTACTGCTGATTTCTTTTACCCTGTATGGAAAGAAGATTATGAGACTCGACATGTCACAGATTTGTTGAATGGTACAGTAGAGGTTATCGAGGAGTACGATATTCATTATCACCCATACGATGATAATCCAGATGTCAATGATACGTGGGATTATCAAAAAAAGATTAAGCATCCCAATCCAGATAGACACCTACACCAGACAAAACAGATACTCAATCACAATCATATGATGAGAAAACATTTGCAAGATTACGACGTGATAGTACGCACAAGATACGACTCACTGATCAGTCCCGTTCAGGGATTCACAAAGGGAATAGAACTGGCATTGGAAGGTAGTGTGGTCGCCTATCAGGCAGGTGACTCTGATCAATTTCTGCATTATCAAAAACTTCATCATGGGTCAGAATCTAAGATGATATCAGATGGAGGATTGATATTTCACTCTCCGAAGATTTGGGATTGCGACTTAGTGGATCGACTACATAAAGAAAAGAAACTACTTGCGGCAGAGTTTGGTTGGTATCAAGTGTTAATGGAAAACGCAAAGAGTTATGTTAGGTTCATTGGTGGCGCACATTTGACACGATGTGTGATTAAGAAATACAGGAAACAAATTGAAGAGATGTTGATATGAAATCATATGTTATCACAATAATGGATATGCCAGAATCCGTCGATGCTGCAAAGAGATGCATTGCATCGATGCCAGAATTCGATATTCAGATGTTTCCTGCCATTACTCCAGTCAATAATCGATTGACACCGGACAAACTTGCACGAGAGAAAGGAATCGATCTTACGTGGTTTCATCAATTGGACGGCGCTAAATATTCCCGTATGAATCGATGTGTTGCTGCATTTTTGTCTCACCATACCTTGTGGGAAATGTGTGTTCGTGACAATGAAGAATATCAGATTTTCGAACATGATGCGGTACGTGTTGGTAATTTACCTATGCACATCGAACACAAGGGTACGATTACGATAGGTGCGCCCAGTTATGGAAAGTTCGAAACCCCTCGTATGCTTGGTGTCAACCCGTTGACTCAGAAAGACTACTTTGGGGGCGCACACGCATATAGAATGAAACCTTCCGCGGCAGAAATCATTATTAATCAAGCGAAGTTATATGCTGCAGCAACTGATGTTTTCTTATCGAAACATTTCTTTCCGTGGTTAGAAGAATACTATCCGTGGCCCGTGATTGTAAAAGATACATTTTCTACCATACAAAATAATGGTGGTTGTCAGGCAAAACATGGTTACGATAAGGAAACCTATAAAATACTATGAAACATCGAGTTGGATTTACTGCGAGTACTTTTGATTTGCTTCATGCTGGACATGTGTCTATGTTACGTGAAGCAAAAGAACAGTGTGAGTATTTGATTTGTGGATTACAGGTCGATCCATCTATAGATCGTTCTGAAAAAAACAAGCCAGTGCAGACTCTAGTCGAACGGTATACTCAGTTGTCTGGAGTAAAGTATGTCGATGAGATCATTCCCTATCAGACCGAAGATGACCTAGTCGATATCTTAAACATGTTCAATATCAATGTTCGTATTATTGGAGCAGAGTACAAAGACACAACATTTACTGGTCGAGCCACTTGTGCGAAGAGAGGAATTGAGATATACTTCAATAAACGTGATCATCGCTTCTCTACGAGTGATCTTCGAAAACGTGTGTCATCGGAGTTTGATTAATGGTTACAGTATGTTGTGTATTATGGGGAAATAAGTTCTCCGAAGACTATGTGCATAATCTCAAAGCGTCAGTGGCAAGAAATACCACTGTGCCGCATGAGTTTATGTGTTTGAGTGATCGTAAAATTGAGGGAGTAAAAACAAAACTACTCAAGCCTGGAATGTCTGGTTGGTGGAATAAACTTCAGTTGTTTGATGGTGAGATAAAAGGAAGAATTGTCTATCTGGATCTTGACACACTGATCACATCCAACATAGATTGGTTGATGAAGTACAGTGGCACATTTGCAGGCATCGAGGATTTGGGTGTTGCTAATCAGCACCAACAACACTTAAAAGGTGTGTTACAGTCAGGCGTGATGGCGTGGAGAAGTGAGTCAATGGATTGGGTCTACGTAGAATTCTCATTCACTCGCGCCGCAGTGATGAAACAGTTTCGAGGTGATGGTGAATATCTGAACTCGATCATTAAGAGTAGAGACTTGTTACAACACTTATATCCGAATAAAATACAGTCATATAAGTATCAGGTGTATCCAGCAAAGATTGAAAACACGAGTATTGTTTGTTTTCATGGTAGACCTAGTATTATAGAAGCGATGAATGAATCAGTGACTACTCCCATGAGAACGTATTGGCCGCAAGAATGGATTGGAGATTATTGGAATGCCAACTAAAGTTATTCATGTACTTGGTAATGGTGACAAGGCACATTATTACAAGGAAGAACCCCGAAAGGGAATGAAACTTCTGTGCAATATGCCACCGTTTGATGTGCCCACAAATGAAGTGTTCGCAACCTGTATGGTCGATTTCAAAATGATGATGGCGTTAACCGAAGGTTCGATTGGTCTTGATCAATACCAATGGGTGTTGGGAACACGACCACGTATCTGGATGTACGAACGATCTGCATTCTACATGAAGTATGCCGCAAACATTCGTGAGTTCTATACACATGTTCCCAAATATGCGGGTAACGCAACCAACTTCAACTGTGGTCACATGGCAGTTCACTATGCCGCCTCACGACACAAAGCAGATGAAGTTCACCTGTATGGTTTTGATACTATTTTTGATTTTAACATGAGAAGTTATACTGACGTGGTATTGTCGAGTGATCGTTCTACCAATAATAACTATCGTTTGTTGAACAACTGGAGACCGATCTGGCGAGACATCTTTCGCGAACATCCTAATACTAAGTTTGTTTTACACCATAATCACGATAGTTTAAAAATACCAAAACTTGACAACATAGAAGTAAAAGTGTATAGTGATAAAGGTAAAACAAAAGTACAGATGAAAGAAGACCCGTCTGATATTAGTGATGGGAGAGGTAGTGAGGTGCCAATCGACACGGCACCCCTGCCACCCAATCGTAAACAACGAAGGATTTTAGAGTCCCTAGCGAGAAGAGGTATAGATCGCAAAGGGCCGAGTGTATTGTAATGTTTGAACATATGGAGATTGATCTAGGTTATGAAGATCTAGAGGCAATCACAACAGAGAAAGGTCGCCGTTATGTAATGCCTAACGGTGGACATTACCCATCAATCACCACAGTTCTATCGATACTGAGTGAAGATGGTATCGCGGCATGGCGTAAGAGAGTTGGGAATGAAGAAGCAGACAAGATCTCATACAGAGCATCTCAACGAGGAACTGCTGTTCACGAAATCATTGAGAAGTATATCGACAACAAAGAAGATTATTATGACGGGTATATGCCTAATGTTATTAGTGATTTTCAGTCCATCAAACCAATATTGGATAAACGGATTGGTAAGGTGTACGCACAAGAAGTCCCTTTATACTCTGATTATCTAGGTGTCGCTGGTCGCGTAGACTGCATTGCAGAGTTCGACGGTAAACTATCTGTCATTGATTTTAAGACAAGTCGTCGGTTTAAGAGTGCAGACAAAATAAATAACTATTTCCAACAGGAGGCGTTTTATGCAATTGCTTGGGAGGAACGAACCGGAATCCCAATTACACAACTGGTCACACTCATTGTGGTAGACGACGGATCGACACAAGTGTTTGTCGAACACCGCGATGATTGGGCTAATGAATTGCAGGAAACGATTGAAAAATACAATGAACGAAAATATCCGAAAGATTCATGATGAAGTAGAGAACATGCCGTTCTCACAATCATTGTTCAAAGGTGAACTAACACATCATCAAATGGTCGCCTACATGAATAATCAGTACTTCATTTTTCAGGCGATGGAAGACTCTTTAAATCAACTTCCACATCCAGAACTATATCGATGTCTAAAAATAAAAGAGTGCCTTGCAGAATTAGGTGAAGAACTCGACGGTAAGTGGATGGCGAGAGCTACACAGGATTATATCAACTACATCATTGGTGCAGAAGACTATCGTGAGAAGTGGATGTCGCACGTTTACCTTAACTACATGGCGATGTTATTTGGTGGGTCGATCATTTCAGAAAAGAATCCAGAGATGTCATGGATGTGGTTCTTCGAGGATCGCCAAGACTGTATCAAGGCAATTCGAGAAGAGGAGATTGATTTCGATCAAGTGCATGAAGGATTTAAGTATCACCGCAGGATGTTGGAGGAATTAAATAATGTGGGATGACTTCATTGAGTTGAAGAAAGAATTAACCGGCATATTCACATTCTATTGTGAAGGTGGTCGTCCCGATCATTATGAAGAATACAACCACTATAACTGGTATTGGAAGAGCAAGAAACTAGAACTTGGTCATATCAGTGTGGTCGATAAAAGAGAATCTCATGGTATCTGGATGATGCACGTCAACGCATATGCAAAGACACATTATCCGATGCCTATCTATGGTTTCGATGTTGTGTGTGGTAAGAAAAAGGTCACAGGTTGTTTTCATGATCTGTCACCCACTGGATACAACGATGCCGAGATGGTACGCAAAGAGGTAAAACGCGAAAGAGAATTGCCTGATTGGGCGAAAGAAATCTTCTCACCAAACATGCTTGCTGCAGGAAACGTCACTGAAAAAGATGAGATCCTTGAGTATGCGACAATGGGTATTGATAACCTTGAATGGTGGTTCAGTACAGTCGAACGTTCAAAACCCATGATTCCCCAAGTGCCCTTCATGGCGGCACGATCAAAATACTGCCACAACCAGTTGCAGAATCCTCACAGTTTTAATGTGATGAAGAGTCTGGGGTTTCCCGAAGACTATCTGACTGAGTTCAAAACTTCTAAGCAGTTTCCTTTTTAGAACAAAATAATCTAAAAAAACTTCAATTTGTGACAAATTACCTATTGACGGGAGTGTCAATTCGTGAGATAATTACTACGTAATTTGAGATGAGGAATTGATTGATATGGCACGAATTATTTACCAAGATGAGTTTGACTGCAAAGTTCTTGAAAACGAAGTTGATTTCAACCAAGCACTTCGAATCATTAAGGGTTTCATGGGAACTGAAGACACTCTTGATGCTCTTAAAGGTTTTGAGAAGCGTTACGAGAAGGCTGAGATCGAAGCTATGAAAGACGATACTTATCTTGCTCTTGATCACGAGTGGCGATACGAGATCTTCGCCTACAACCTTCTGGTCGAAGGTTTCGGTAAATTGTTTGCGCCTAAGGAGGCTTAATTATGTTGAAGTTTGAGAATGTTGCGAAGGTCGGTGAGTTCATCAAGGCGATGGACTTCCGCTCCTACCAAGGTCATGCCGACATGTTCGTGATCGGTAAGGTGATTGAGAAAGGTCAACTCTATGTTGATTGTGCTTTCTCTGATCGTAAGATTCCACTGTACGAAGGTTACACTATCGAGTGTGTCTACGATACTGAAGGTGATCGTGTGCGTCGTGAGATCAATGTCCCCTTCGAAGTCGGAATATCTGATTGGGATGATCGTGTTCAATACGTATCGGAAGGTGCGATGCGTGAAATTATCCGCCCGTAACTTCGGGGGTAAGGTTTCGGGGTCTGAAACGAAGATTGCTAATGATTGCTATGGATGATGACCCCCGTTTTATTTGTTTCGTGAATAATGAATATTCACCAAAAAAATGCGAAAAGTGTTGACTTTTCTTTGAATCTTTGAGATAATACTTGTGTTGTTTGGGGAGATCTGGTCTCCCGACTAGGAACCTTCGGGTTCACTGCTTGCCCTTCTCTCTCTCTCTCTTTGGGCATCTGGCGTCGGGAATAGGAACTTCGGGTTCACTGCTTCTCCCCCTCTCTTTTTCTCTTTGGAGTTTATATTATGTCTGACCAAACTATCCGTCTTGTTTTCCAAACTCAGTATCTTGAGAACTATGGCGCCCATGATTGGGATGGTGAGGGTGAGTGCCCTCAGTACTGGAAGCCCAAGGGTGGTTCCACCTACATCGTTGCTTGCACTCCCGAGCAACTCGCGGATGCCGAGTGGTACAATACCGTTGAGAATGGCATTGCCAAACGCAATGACTACGAACAGGAGTACATCCTTGATGTCAAGGTGGTCGATGCTATCGACTTCGTGGAGTCTGACTATGTCGACTTCTGGGAAGCACCCATCAATGTTCACGTCTCTATTGGTGGCGACTTGTTGATGGAACAACAGATTCTTGACTACTGTTGTAAGGTGGTTGGTATCCGTCGTTGGGTTCAGAACGCGGAAGAGGGTATGTTCCCCCCGACTCTTGAAGAGTTTGCGGAACCTGTTGTCATCGACTGGCGTCTCGCGAAAGAGATGGAGATGCACGGTATCGATGACGAATACGAATCTTTATTGGAGTGTGCGTGATGGAAACTATACAACGTCTTGAGGAACTCATGAAATCACACGATTGGTTTTATGATTATTCGGATGATCATCGTATTTGGGAAAGAGGTCGTACTCAACGTGCTGAGATATATAGCACTGCGGATGCTCTTCGAAGTATGGGGTATTCATCCGAAGTTGATCGTTTGTTTGAGGAGTATGTTCCAAAATTATGAAAGACAAGTATAAAGGTTTTTACATGGGCATTGCACGAGACACCGCTCAATTGTCCACGGCAAGAAAGAAACGAGTTGGTGCGGTTGTCGTCAAGGATGATCGCATCATCTCTGTAGGCTACAATGGCACCCCTTCTGGATGGGATAACAACTGCGAAGAGTGGAAACCCTATGAAGGTGTGACATTTCATGTGGCAGGTGAAGACTTGGATGTCTATGGTGAATGGCACACCAAACCCGAAGTCCTACACGCAGAGGCAAATGCAATCACCAAACTCGCACGATCAACCGAATCGGGTGAGGATTCATCGATGTTTGTTACCCATGTACCATGCATCGAGTGTGCAAAGTTAATATATCAGTCAGGTGTAAAAGAGGTATACTATGATGAAGAATACGTTGCCTCGAAAGGAAGTGGTAAACAATTTTTAATCGAATGTGGTATTAAACTGGAGAAGTTAGATGAATAAGAAGTACCTTCTGTTATCCCTCGCGATACCAGTGGCCTTGATCTGGGATATTTTTTATGGTATCCTTACCTTTACTTATGATGTTTGTACTAAAATTGATCGAAAGGGAGAAGTCTTACTAGACAAAATTCAATCGTTATGAATATATTCTATGTCGACGACGATCCACAAACTTGCGCTAAACAGCACGTGGACAAACACGTTGTCAAAATGTCTATCGAGTATGCACAATTATTGTCGACTGCTCACCGTGTTCTTGATGGACATGTGTGGGAAGGTCGAACGACTAATGGACGCCGCATTGCTCGATACATGCATCCAGACTCAGTCATGAACACCGAACTCTACAAGGCGTGTCATGTCAATCACCCATCTGCAAAGTGGGTGCGCGAGTCTGCTGCAAACTATGAATGGTTGTATCAGTTATGGGCATGTCTCTGCGAAGAGTATACATACCGTTACGGTAAAAAACACTTGACGCAACATAAACTGGAGTACACTCTCTTGTTGCCTCCGGCGAATGCGGACACTGAAAAACCATTTACTCAACCAACCCCTGCTATGGCACAGTATCCCCATTGCATTGTTGAGGGTGATTCACTAACGTCATATCGTCAGTTCTACTGGGAAGATAAACGTCAGTTTGCCAAGTGGACACGACGTGACAAACCAGATTGGTGGGTTTGCTTTGAAGAAGGCAAACCTTATAACAAACGTAAACTTTTTTGGGAGATTGAAGAAAATGACGGGCAAGGGTGATAAACCAAGACCCTTTGGTGTCGAAAGAAAAGTTTTCGAGAACAATTGGGATCGTATATTTAATAAAGAAAAGAAAGATCTGGCATACGAGTCAGATAATCCTATAGAAAGACCATTCGAACCCTCACAACTGTGGGAACACTTCTGTGAAAAGGATCGAACAAGGATTGCAGTAGAAACCGGAAAGGCGTGTAATTGGTGTGGTCAATATGAAGATGGGAGTTTAGATTGAAGATTGTAATTGCTGGATATGGGCCTGTTGGTCAAGCAGTCGCCAATGTCTTAAATGAACACTCTGGTGTCGACATTGTAATCGACGATCCGTATAAGGGATATGAGTATCCTGCGGATGACACCGTTGATGGTGTGGTTGTCTGTGTCGCGACACCAATGAGTAAAAACGGTGTCTGCGACACATCCAACGTTGCTGATGTGTTCGAGAAGTACGGTAACACCAAGTATCTGATCAAGAGTGCGGTGATACCCACATTCCTTGAAGACTATGATGATCTTGACATCACAGTATCACCAGAGTTTCTCGCGAGTTCGAACGCCAATCGGAATCCTACCGATGAGTTTCGTTTTCAAAAGTTTGCGATCTATGGTGGTGGTTCGATGCGATTCTGGCATGAATTGTTCAAACCCGTGTTACCTTGCCTCGAAGAGGTTAAGTTTTGTTCGAGAGATCAAGCGGCATTTGGTAAGTATGTCGAGAACACTTTTCTCGCAATGAAGGTAACGTTCTGGAATCAGATGTATAAGATCTACAACGATCTGGGATACAAAGACTTTGATGCAATGGTTGATGCGATTACCATTGACCCACGTATTGGAACGAGTCACTCTCAGGTTCCAGGCCCTGATGGCAAGTTCGGATATGGTGGACATTGTCTACCCAAGGACACCATGGCGTTACTCAATATTTCATGTAGATCTACAGATACCGACTTTCTCGAATCAATGATTAGAGCAAATAGGAAGTTCCGTGGCGAGAATTAAGAGACCTACACCAAAGAAAAAGAAAACACTGATCCCCGAACCCAAGTGGGATAAGTTGTGCAAGGCGAAAACCGAAGAAGAACGCTTAGTCGCATGGCAAGAGTGTGATGCATATGTGCATGGTGAACTTACAGATCGTGAGAGACTACATTCACTCAAGAAATTTATTAGTATTGAGATGGGGTATAGTCTAGCAGAGATCAACGTCTTACCAGACACTTACCTGAACAGTTTTGCCAAACATGGGTGGAAGTATATTCGTTTAGGATATATGCCTGATGCAGTACGAAACAGTCTGGTTGATCAGATACAAGATCTGATTGATCGAAGAGATGAACTGCGGGAGAAAATGTTTTATGAACCCACGATACATCCATCGGTTTCAGAACTCGAACCAGATCACAAACTGAGTGTTGATAATGTCAAGACTTGGATCTCAGCATGGAAAAATAGTTCCGATCCAACATCTAAACAGTATGTGTCTAACATGCAGACCTATCTCAAAACCGGTGTTTGGTTGGACACACACTATGGTCTGAATCGTGAATACAAGTCTGTGCCGATTTGTGTCGCACTATCATACGATCATGAAGGCCTTGCAAAACGAACAAAGGGTGTCTATTACCCTGATTTAGGTATAATATGGAAATAAATGACGACAATGAATTGCAGAACTTGGTGATGACCAAGAAGAAGTTTCAGGGATTGGTTGAGATAACCGTTCGTGATCTCTCGCTGAACTATCTAGACGCAATCATTTATTTGTGTGAGAAGTATAAACTCGAGCCCGAAGATGCAAAGAAGTATATTAGTCCAGTGATTAAAGACAAACTCGAAGCAGAAGCAACACGACTTCGATACCTTCAAGGCGCAGATTCGGTTTTACCCATTGACTAAAAGACGTGCGTTACTCACCTACGGCGATAACAATGCCGCACCACCTATCGAACTGCCTGACACAAAATTATTTCAGTCGGAACGAGGGTCGCTCGCACGTAATTATTTCGAGAACAAACTAGAACTACTGAACCAAGAGTATCAGAACCTAGTGGAGTTATCAAAACTTAACGAGGCACTCTACAATGCGGAGTACAACTTTGTTCCCCGTGTTGGAGTGACTTACCATCTTTACCGCACTAGTGTAGGTAAAATTATCCTAAGTCTCATTGAACCTGAACGATGGGAAGGGCAAGAGTTCTTAGGGTCTTATGTTTATACTGCCGATTCTGTTTGGAAACCGCTTGAAAAGTCCGAATAGTTTTGGTACTATATACATTGTCACGTATACAGTGACGACTAACAAACTAGAAACTATACAGAGGAAACTCATATGTCTTTTGCAGATCTAAAACGCAACCGTAATTCTATCGCTGACTTGGTTGCAGCAGCAAACCCCGAAACCAAAACAGATAAGTCATCCTATGTCGATGAACGCCAGTGGAAACCCACGGTGGACAAGGCAGGGAATGGTTATGCTGTCATTCGATTCCTACCCGCACGTGCTGGTGAAGTCCCGTTCGTTCGTTACTG